GCTTGCACCGGCCAAGGACGCCATCAATAACGTGGCGCAATCCGCGACGCTGGGACAGACTGCGGCCACGAACCTTAAAGGGGCCATCGGGCAGATGGCCGCCGGATTCACAATCGGTATGCTCGCCGTCAACCTGTTCCACAAAGCCATCTCCGAGGGCAAGGCTATCATTGAGGACTGTATCAAATCGGCCCTTGCCTATGAGGAAGCGAATAGCAAACTGGCCGCCGCACTCGAAATTACGGGCCGGCAAGCGAGTCAGGAGATCGGGTTCTATCAGAATCTCGCTGATGCGGAATCGAAGGTTACGACCTATTCCAAGCAACAAACTCTTTCTGCCGAGGCCCTCGCGCTACAGATGACGACTCTTGATGAGGATGGCATCAAGCAGGTTATTCAGGGAGCCGAGGGTTTAGCATTCGTATTCGGCGGTGATTTGGATACCCGCACCCGTCAAGTCGCCAGCGGAATGGAAGGCGTCTATGGGCGGTTGCAGATGCTTATCCCGGCCCTCAAAAACGCCGGGAGCGAATCAGAAAAACACGCTATTTTCATGAAGGCCATCGGCGATGCTTATAAAGCCGCGCAAGCCTATGCCGATACGTTCGGCGGTCAACTCAAGCAACTCCAGAACACCACAGAACTCTTCGGTGCCCAGATGGGCGATGTGGTTCTGAAATCTACGGAATTCAAGACGGTCCTCGGGCTGATGAAGGACTTGATGGATGCCTTCGCCGCGGCCACGGATAAGACCATCGGCCCTCTTGGTATTTTGACAGAGGCTATTCACGCCGTCGGGCAGGTGCTGTTGGATAAATATGGCATCGCCCTGGCGTGGGCGTTGAAAGAACAGCAGGAGGCGAATCGTGATTTTGCGGCCATGCACCCGACGTTCGAGCAACTTTACCACGTTGACCTCCCTGCAATGGGCCAGCAGTTAGACCGGAACGCGATTTACTGGATGGACCTCGAGGGACGGGTCGTCGCGATTGAAGAGCCGTTCATCAAGGTGCGGGATATTGCCGCCGACCTCGCCAAGGAATTCAAAGACCTGGGCCTCAAAACAGAAACGGAGATAACAGATAAAATCAAATTAGCAGAAAAGGCATTAGCCGATTACATCGCGACCGGTGGCAAGGCACCGGGCATTATCTCGAAACTTGGCGATGAGATAAAAAAACTCGGCTCAGAACTGCTCTCTACCGACTTGGAGTTGGATAAGTTCGGGCATTACGTTCAGGCCGGGACGAACATTATCACCAACCAATTCCACGACATCACGCTGGCCTCGGAACTTCCGGCGCGTTCTTTTGAGAAAACGACGAATGACATCATCGGCGATATGTACGATATCGCCGGGGCAGTCAAAGACGGGTGGGGCGAATGTGCCCCGGAGTTTCAGGCCGTCGATGATGCTCTAGACAAGATAGCGGATAAAGTGTCGAAACTCCCAAAGGCACACAACAAAATGTTTCAGGAAATCAACCAAATCCTCATCCAAGCGACCGCGACGCTCGGACGCGACTGGGGCAACCTACTTGACCAATGGGCATCGGGGACCATCACGTTCAAGACGTTCTTCGAGGATATCTGGAAGTCCATCTTGAAGTTCTTCCTGGAAATCATCGGCCAGATGATTGCGAAATTACTATTCTTTAATATCCTCGCTGCCGCATTGAACCTTATCCCCGGCATCGGGACCGCCTTATCCGGGGCTTTTAAAGCCGCAGTTGGCCTAGGGAGTGCGGGTGCGTCGGCGGGGAGCATTGCGGGGGCTGAACTACTGATGGGCCAGCAGGGTTGGCAGGGCATCGTGAGCCAGCCGACGCTGTTCCTCGCCGGCGAGGCGGGACCGGAGGGCGTCTCCATCACGCCGGGCGGGTTCGGTGGCGGCGGAGGCGGCGGCAACATGACCATCAACCTCAACGTCACGGCGATGGACGGAGCCAGCGTCCTGCGTGTCTTTAGAACGCAACTCATGCCGCTCATCCAGGACGGGCTTAATCGACGGTTGTTCACCGTCCCGCGCAATGCGCTTGGAGGCATCTGATGTCCAGTAGAATCCTCTACAACAACCTCTGGGACGGCGGGACGCTGACCGACAGTTCCGAAGCCTCCGGCTATTCCGGCACGAATACACAACAGCGGTGGCCGACGCGGGTATGGCGCTCGACCGGAATCACGAGCGAGTGGATTAAAGTCAATCTCGGCTCGGCGAAAGCCATCCAAGCGCTCGTCCTCCACGACCACAACCTCACGGCCGGCGCGACTGTCACGCTTCAGGGCAATGCCACAGACTCATGGGGTGCCCCGTCCTACAATCAGGCGCTCACGTGGGCCGTGGCGGGCGACGGGCCGTACACGACGTTCTGCTATTTCCCCGCCTCGACGCAGACCTACCAATGGTGGCGGCTGACGATCGCTGATACCGGAAACACGGCGGGCTATCTCTCCGTCGGGCGAATCTTCCTCGGCCCGTACACCGGACTGACCCGCACCTACAAGTCACGGAAATCGTCCTACGAGGACCCGTCGGTCGTCGAGACTTCCATCGGGGGCCAGAAAACATCGTTCCAGTTGACGCGCTATCGAACGTGGCAGTATGACCTGCCGAACATCGCGTCGGACAAATCGACGCTTCTTGGCATTCTGAAGGTGGTCGGCACCAGCGTCCCGTGGTTCTTCTGCGAGGATTCCACCTATCCGTCCGTGATGACGTTCTACGTCCAGTATGCCGGGGCAATGAGTTTCTCCTACAATGCCGACGACTATCAGGTCGAAGCGGCGTCAATGAAATTGGAGGAGATGAGATGACGGTCCCGCTGGAGATAGCGAAGCCGGACTCGAAACTGGCGTTCATCTTCGAGATTGAGGTCGGTCAGCGTATTGATACTGCCTCGTGGTCGTCCGAAGGCTCCAGCACTTACTCGACGCTCGCGTGTCTGACGGCTCCGGCCGAGGTGCATGAGGCCAGCAACACGACGTTCGTGACGACTGATGACCAGTCGGTCGGGAGCGTGGCAACCTGCAAGATTACGGCCGGTAGTTATTACTACGACCCCGCCGCCGCGAAACTCTACCTCCACGCCATCGCCGGCAACAATCCGAGCGATACGACGATCGCGGTGATGGCGTTCTACTGGCGGCGGTTCTGTGACCAGCAGTACCCGCCGCCCTATACCATTGTCGATATCGGAGGCTTTGAAATCGAGCCCCGACTTCTCAAAGACTCCATTCCGGACATCACGCTGGAATTGACGATGTTCTATGAAGGCACCCAGCGCCAGACATGGGACACCATCACCATCGCCAACGGTGACGGCGCGTATGACCTGGACATTGTGAACTTCATCTGGGAGTCGCGCCTCTGCTACCTGAAAGTCGTCGTTCCGGGCGAGGCGTATTCCGCCGCCGTGAACTGTGTGCGGGCCAGAACGGGCAAGGTGACCTGGGCCGATGACGTTCTCAGTATAGACATCGAGGACCAGATGCTCAATACTGATTAATGACGATTATGATAAACACGATTATACCGCTCCGCAATTACGACATTGTGACATATCCGAATATCGACCCGACTGCCGTCGGCAACGCCATCCCCATCGGATACGGCACGTTGACGAACATCACCCCGACACAAATCGACACGACGGCGCACACATTCAAAATCGTGGACCAGAGCATCCATGCCATCGACGCCATTCGCTCGGCGACGAAGAATCCGCTCATCCTCGGCCTCGATTACACGCAGGACTTGACGACCGGGCAGTTCACGCTCATTTTCAACCAGAAGTTCTCGGTCGGCATCGGCCACACATATTACTTCTCCGTCGAGGGCGACTTCGCCATCAGCGGCTCCAACTATGTTGTCGTCGGCGAGAGTTCAAGCGTGGCGAACGGGCAGGGCTATACAATCAACGGTTCTCGGGGCTGGAGTTCAACCTCCGGTCAATCCGTATCGTTCCAACTCTACGGAAAGGTGTCGGTGGACGCTGCCGAGACATTATATATCGACAACTCAGATACCAGCGGGACGGCTAAAAATTTGAGGAACTCCGCGACCGACACGGCCATCGGGCAGGCGTTCACGGTCGGCACGCAGTTCTTCCCGACGAAACTCATTCTCTATGGCGGCTCGGTCGTCGGCACGCCGAGCGGGAATGTCTGGGTCAAGTTCTATTCGTCGAAATCTCCGGAGACGCAGTTCGGGCCGCTGACGGCCACCATCCCGGCAAACGAGGCGACCGACGGCGCGCAGTTGGCCACGCCGCTCTGCAACGAGGACACGAACCTGACGTGCGACATCCAGGGCCCCGTCAACGGCTCCAGCGTCGTTATCACCACCGCCGACGATGTCATCTATGATATCGTCGTCGGCATCATGGGCTACCCCGCCGCGACGCTCGACGCGACGGCGCTCGCCGCGATGCATACCCGATGCACACAGACGCTGGGGATCTTCGTTGACCGGCAATTGACATTCGGCGACTTCAATAGCCAACTCGAACAGACGGTCCTCTACAAGTGGACGCCCTACCATGACGGCACCTACGGGACGGTCGTATTCCTGAGCGGCACGCCCGCCAACACGCCGGTGCTGGCCGACGAGGACTTCATCATGTTCAATGTCATCCACGAAGTGCAGGCCATCCAGAAGCACATCAACATCAAATACGCCGAGAGCCTGGACGGGCAGACGTTCAAGGCGAAGGATATGGTGTCGAATATCTCCAACTTCTTTTACTCGAACGCCGAGTCGTTGGAGATGGAGACGTACCTCGTCGCCGATGCCGATGCGGCGGCGCTCTGCGCGAACTTCCTGACGCTCTACCAACAGCCGCAAATCCTCGTTGATTTCGAGGTCCACGGTTACGGGCTGAACCTCGTGCCGGGGCGCGACAAAGTGAGCATCAGCCGCAAGCGGGCCCCCTGGCCGGGCGGCGCGATGACGAACGTGCTGTTCCGCATTATGAAAATCGTCAAGAAGCCGCAGAGCGCGACGACGGAAATCATCGCCCAACTCGACACGCAGACCATCATCTATACATAGGGGATAAGCCATGCCGGTATCAGGAAAACGAATCGCGCTCAAGCAGGACGTGGAAGCGCTGTCCAGAAAATTGCAGAACATGATAAACCAAGCGGTCGGGGGACAACAGGGAGCCTCTTCGCCATCAGCACCTGCATGGGGCGGCATCACCGGCACGCTTTCCGCGCAGACGGACCTTAACTCAGCATTGGGCGGAAAAGTCGGGACGGGGGATAGCCGTCTTTCCGACGCACGGACGCCCACGGCGCATTCCCATGCTCCGGCCGATGTCACCGGCACAGCAGTCGTGACAGCGGACAGCCGCCTCTCGGATTCGCGGACGCCCACGAGCCACGGCAATGCCCTGCATACCGTAGGCGTTACGGCCGGGGCGAGTGCTCCGGGGGATTACGCGGCCGAGGGTTCTAGCGCGTCCGTGGCGCGGGCCGACCACCAGCACAGCCGGGAGTCCTTTGGGACGGGGGCGGGTACGATCTGCCAGGGGAACGATTCGCGGCTATCTGACACGCGCAACCCGGACGTGAACTTTTACCGTCACTATGGGGTTACGAATTACGAGGCCTGGTATACCTCGCCGCGTTCGGGCACGGCCCTCTCTGGTACGGCCCTCGTGGCGGCCCGTATGTACGCGATGCCTTTCCTCAGCCCGAAAGCCATCACCCTGGACCGGATCGGGGTCTACGTTTCAACCCTCAGCACGACCACGGCGCGGCTGGGAATCTACGCGGACGGCGGCAACTGCTACCCGGGCAGCCTGCTCCTAGATGCGGGGACAATAGACGTGACCTCAACCGGAGCCAAGACCATCACGATTAGCCAGGCCCTAGCGGTCAACACGCTCTGCTGGCTCGTCATCGTCTGCGCGGCTACCCCGGCCATCTACTGCATCCCGGTGGCGGGCGTCATCAACGTACTCGGCACGTCGAACGCTCTCGGCACGGCCATGAACTGCGGTCTGTACGTAGCGCAGACCTACGGTGCTCTACCCGGGACATTCCCGTCATCCCCCACCCTCATCACGGCGGCGCCGATCCCAGCCATTTTTGTGCGCTTATCGGCCTAACCGCAGAATCGCCTAGGGCTCCCCCGCGAGGCCACAGAAAAAGACAGGTTCCCATCCAATAGGCAGGACGGTG